AATTCATTCGCTTTCTCAGCAGAATGATTCCAAGTCCATTCTTTAGAATCAGCTAAAGCATTTGGTGCTTTATCTAAAAATACTTCTTCTTGATGTTCAAAAACATATCTTAATCTTTTTCTAATTTCTTTAATATCTGGCTTGTTCCACATTATATCTTCATACATAATATCTCCTTTTATTGGAACTAAATTAATACCTTCAATATTCCAACTATTTTCTGGAGTCATATAATCTACTTGTCCGCCAAAGATAGTTTGTAAGGTTGGAAGGCCACAAGCCATTGCTTCTATTCCTCCAAGATTAAATGCCTCTGCCATTGTTGTAGAAACAAAAACATCTCCACTATTATAAAGTTTATTTAACTCTTTTTGTTCTAAAAATTCAGCATTAAAAGATAATTTAGGTTTATCTTTATTTTCAATTTTTAATTCATCAATTAATTTATTTATATCTGGAACTCCATAAGCAGGATTTAATTTTATTTTTAATTCTATTTTATCTTTAGAATTAAATTCTTCTAAATATGCTTTTACTAAAAATTGTATTCCGCCTCTATCTTGTAAATTTCTCCAACCCTTATTGGCAATGAATGTAAATGGGTTCCAAGGATGGTTTTCTTGAATTTTTAATTCTTGTCCTTCTGGGATAGCTTGTGCTTTAAATTCAACTGGATAAAATTTAGAATGGTCTACTCCATGAGGAACAATTTTAATTTTATTTATAATATCTGCTAAACCAGCCTTTCCTTTAAAGGTATTTAAAATTGCATCTTTTACATGATTAGATGGAACCCAAATTTGTAATAATGATTCATCCATTAAATAATGCATCCAAAATTCCGGTATCTTATCTCCCTCCCAAACTAAAAAACCAATAAAAGGTCTTCTTTCACTACTAACTAATTTCCAAGAATGTGGCATTCCAATCATAATATCAATTCCATCTTTATGAATTTCTTTAGTTAACATTTCTAATTCTGTATCATTAATAACTCTTTCCCATCCAGCTGGTTTATTAGTTATTAAACAAACATCGTTTCCTGCTTCAGCTAATCCGTTTGCCAATCCTTTATAGTGGTTGGCGTAACCTGATGAGCTAAATAAATCTCCATATAAGTTTAGTTTATTCATTTTTTAATATTTCAAGATTTATATCTGATTTTATTTCATTTCCCCAACTATCCCAATTTTTATATTTTTTTCTTGCAAATAATTCTATTTTAGAACTATCTGGAAACATTTTTTCTATTTTTTCTCTTGCTTCATCTGGTTTTCTTGAATGTTCTCTAATTTTAGAAATTATAACTTCATGAACAGAATTATTTTTTTTGTATTTTAATGGATGCCCTTTAATTCCTAATAAACAGACTTCACTATTATTTCTTGTCCATTTTCCTAATCCAAAAAATAAACTATCTGCTTTTTTATTTTTTTTAATCCAATTAAATCCACAACAGCTATATTTAAATCCCCATATTTTCATTACTTCCAGAGCATCAAGAAGATTACACCACGGAACCCAAAGAAATAAAACACTATCTTTTTCTGATATTGAATTTATATTTAAATTTTTAATATCTTCAATTTTCATTAATGAATAATGTTTATCAGGAGTTTTTAATCTACCTTTTTTACTATATGTTTTAAAATTCCACGGAGGGTCAGCATATATTATTTTATATTTATTCATTTTTTCAAAACCTCATCTTTGTATTTTTTAATAAAATCACCATGTTTTTCAAATGCTTCTTTTGTCCATCTATGTAATTCTTTTTCATTAATTTGTGTTAGTTCTTGTTGGTCAGCAAATCTTTCTCCTCCAGAAGGAGTTAATAGATGCCAAGCTACTGCACCAGTATGAACACCGATTTTCATTCCTGCTAATAACATTCTAAAACTAAATATTTGTTCTTCTCTAAATCCGTGTTTAGTTAGATGATTAAAATAATCTATTCCTTTATCATGAATTTCTTTTTTATAAACAGCACAACTTCTGAAATGGTGGGTAGGGATTATTGCATCTTCAATATATCCCCAACCACAATCATCTCCATTTTTGATTAGTCCGCCCGAGCCATCCAACACTACTTCATTTATAATAGGTTGAACATTCTTAACATTTCTTTTCCATACAGGATTCATAATTGGAGGAGTAACACCAGATGCTAAATCATATCCTTTATCTAAAACTTTGATTAATTTTTCAAAATAATCTGGTTCAATAATAACATCATCATCTAATCTTGCACATAATTCACCACGTCCTTCATCCATAACAATATCAACTGCTTTTTGTCTATTTTTAGATACACCTAATGTAAAATCATTTCTTATAATTTTAACTTTATGTCCTTCTAATTTTAATCTATTTATCAAACAATTAAAAAAATGATAATTATTTAATGGAGTTCCACTACAATCATCTACTATATATAAATCCCAATCTTTATAAGTTTGAGTTCTTAAACTTTGTATTAACAAAGCAAGTTCCGATGGACGTTCCCGTGTGCAAACCATAATATCTATCAATCCTTTTATTCTTTTTTCTTTATTCATTTTCAATTATTAAATATGCAATAATAGTTCCTCCGTGTTGTGGTTTTATATTAGTTGTAATAATTTTATTACCTTTTCTTTTTAATTCATTAATTAGTTTATCAATTTGTGGATGACCAGAATGGTAGTCATGCCATATAATAACTTTAGGATTTAATTTAAATGCTAATTCTGTATCTTTTTTTACATAATCATAAGTATGATTTCCATCTATATAAACCATATCATATTGTTCATTATATTTTGGGATATATTTAGTACTATCACAAAATTCAAGTTCAATGTCGGTGTCTTTAAAATAACTACCATAAAATTCTTTTTCTCTAAGATGATGATTTTTAAATCTTTTATCATATTCTACTTCCATATCTTTATTAATATCAAGTGCTTTTTGTTTTTCAATATTTGGATGTTGATTTACTAATAAAGCTGTATAACCTTCCCACGTTCCAACTTCAAAAAAAGATTTTATATTATATTTTTCTATAAGTTCAATTAATAATTCATGGTCTGAAATCATACTTATCCAATGTTGATAACCTTCTTCTACTTTAAATTTTTCATGAAAATCTTTTACTCTTTCTTTTGGTGTCATTTTTCTTTTTTATCAACATCTACTGCACATTGGCCCATTTGTAGAAACCGATTTGTTTTTAATTTTAAATCACAAGGATTGCATTGTCCAAAAAGTGAGCAAATTGTTTTTTGAACTGGAGGTAATTCATCATCTGAAATATGCCCAATAGAAAAATCACTATGATATAAATCTCTATGACATCTATGTATATCTCCATCTGGTGCTATTAATAATTCAGAAGATTCACATAAAACTCTTTTTCTTTTACCATCCAATCCTTCTGGATATTTATATACTCCGTGAAGTTGCCCTTTAAATGTTCCTAAGAAATCTTTTATAAAAAAGTATATTTTTTTCTGTCTTGCGACTTCTGACATATACATATTTGCTTCTGCATTATGAGGATGATTAATTCCAAATATTCCTACTTTAAATCCGTTGTTTTGTAATTGTTCTGCTCTTTCTACTAAATCATCAGCATTCATTTGATGTGGATGAAAGGATGCTCTAATAGAACGATATGACGGATTATCACTTTGTTTAAATCTGTTTGGAGAAACTTGTCTTATAAAAGAATCAATATCAAATTGTAAATTAGTTAATAAATCAACTTTAATATCATCTCGTAATCCATTTAAAATTTTATAAAAATCTGGATGTTGTGTTGGTTCTCCTCCTCCTAATGTTAATGGAACATCACCAAAATCAATTTCATTTAAGTTTAACAACCAACCTTCTCCAGTCATTTCTTTTCTATCTTCTAATCCAGATTCTCGATTTATACAATACGAGCAATTAAGATTACATCCAAAGGTTAGGTATGCTTCTGCATATCTTATTTTATCAGATAGTTTTTTCATCTTTTTTCAAATACATAAATCCAGGTTTATCAGTTTCAAACATTTTTATAGTTTCTTTGATAGTTTCTTCTCCACTTTCTGGTTTTACCAATTTAATTTTTAAAGCTTCACATAATAAATCAACATCACTTGTAACATGTGTTGGTCCTAAATCTGGATAGTCACCGTATGAAACCAATTTCACGTTTTGTTTTTGTATCATTATGTTTATTTTAATAGATTCAAACGGTCTTTCTAATAAAAATGGTGTTATAGTATATACAACAGGAATTAATCCTTCTTGTGCCATTCCAGCAGCCATTCCAATAGTTGC